CGCGTTTTAGCAATGTTTCACTTTTTAGCAATGTTTCACTGATATAAGGAATGCGGAGAATAATCACTTCCATCTTCTTTATTTGTATTCGTTCTAATTTATTAATGATTTAATGGTTTAATTAAACATAAAAGGTATTTCAATTTTTAATTAAATACTAAATTATTTTATATTCATATATTATAATGAAACAAACAAAAAAAATATATAAAAAATCCAGAAAATCTAAAATGCATAAAAAATCCCGAAAATCTAAAAATAATAATTTAAGAAAATCTAAAAGAATTAGATTTACAAAAAATAGATCACATAAAGGTGGTTATACCTGGTTAGAAAACTGGAATTTAAAAAAATATGCAAATGACGAAGAGGTTCAATCTCGTCTTGCAGCACATTTTAATGAACCCAGTGTAGTTGGAAATCCAAAAGGTGCGTTATCAATTTTAAAAGCAAATAATTCATTATTTAAAAGTATAAATGATCTATTTAAAGAAATAGGTATTAATGTAGAAAATTATGATGAAAAAATAAAACTTATGAAATCCAATAAGGGTCTTAAACAATATGACGAACAAATGGCGCGCGAAGATGTAGATGAAGAACGTTCGCGAAAGAGGGAGGCGGATGAAGAATTGATGGAGATCCGAAGAAAAGAAGTAAACGCAGAAAAAAGAGCGAAAATGAAGGAAATGGAGAAAGAACGAGCAATGATGATGCGGATAGAAGCAGAAAATAGATATGATAATAAACATCGCGATGAGGTAAGAAAAAGTTTTCCCACATATGGTGTTGATAATACTTCTCGTAAATCTTATATTAATAAACGACAATAAATAAAATATTATTTACATATATAATTGAATTAAAATATTAAATATTTTAATTATATATACATACTAGTATGAATTACACTCTTTTAATTGTAGAATCACCTGCAAAATGTAAAAAAATAGAGGGTTATTTGGGCGAAGGATATAAATGCGTCGCAAGTTTTGGTCATTTACGTGAATTAAATGGTATAGAATCTATAAATATTAACGAAAAATTTGAACCACACTTTATTCAAATTGAATCTAAAAAAAAACAGATTGGTGTTTTGCGTAAAATGATTTCAGAAGCAAAAGAGGTATTATTGGCGGCAGATGATGATCGTGAAGGCGAATCAATTGCTTGGCATATTTGCGAGTTATTTAAACTGCCATTAAGCACAACCAAACGTATCATCTTTCGCGAAATTACTGAATCTGCTATAAAAAAAGCAGTAGAAAATCCTACATTAGTTAATATGGATACCGTTAATGCGCAATTGGCAAGACAAATATTAGATTTATTAGTTGGTTATAAATTATCCCCTATTTTATGGAAAAACATTTCAACATATACGAAAACAGGTCTATCTGCTGGTCGTTGTCAAACACCCGCACTGCGTATTATTTATGAAAACCAAAAAGAAATAGAATCTTCACCTGGCACAAAAGTATATAATACTACTGGTTATTTTACAAGTAAAAATATTCCGTTTGTTCTTGATTATAATCATGAATCCAAAGAAACCATAGAAGCATTTTTACAAGAAACATTAAATCATCAACATATTTATCAATGTGGCGAATTGCGCAATAATATAAAACACCAACCAAAACCATTTACAACTAGCGGATTACAGCAAATGGCAAGCAATGAAATGCGTGTTTCGCCGAAAGAAACAATGGCATTATGTCAAAAATTATATGAATGTGGTTACATTACTTATATGCGAACAGATAGTTTAGTATATAGTAGTGAATTTATAGAAAAGGCAACAAAATATATTACATTTGAATACGGTAAAGAATATGTGAATACCGAAATTGATAGACTTTCATTAAGAAGTTGTGATATTAGAGAAAATAATGATACTTTAAAAGAAGTAAAACAAACAGAAGGAGAGAAAATCAATAATAAATTAATTAAAAATAAAAATAAGGATAAAAATAAGGATAAAAATATACAAGAAGCACACGAGGCAATTCGTCCGACTAATATAAATAAAACGATTTTAGATAAAAACGATTTTACTATTAAAGAGATAAAAATGTATTTATTAATCAGAAGAAACACATTAGAAAGTTGTATGTCGCCTGCTATATATAAGGTGATTACTGCAACAATATCATCGCCATCATTAAATGCTGATAAATTTAATTATAAATATTTACCCGAACAAATCATATTTCCTGGTTGGAAAATTGTAGAAGATACTTATGAAAAAATAAATAATGATTTTACTTATTTACAGGCATTGAAAAACGGTAGTATACTAAAATATAAAAAAATATGTTCCAATGTTACAATGAAAAACCTTAAATCACATTATACAGAAGCAAAATTAGTTCAATTATTAGAAGAACACGGTATTGGTCGTCCATCAACATTTTCTAGTATTATTGATAAAATTCAGGAAAGGGAGTATGTAAAGAATGGGAATATAGACGGAATTACTATAAAATGCGTTGATTATGAATTAGATAGTGATGAATTAACTGAAATAGAAACAACCAGGCAATTTGGAAATGAGAAAAATAAATTAATTATTCAACCGCTTGGAGTAATTGTATTAGAATTTTTGTTAAAAAATTTTAATTCGTTATTTGAGTATTCATATACAAAAAATATGGAAGATGAATTAGATTTAATTGCAAAAGGCAATAAAATATGGTATAAATTATGCGGTGAATGTTTAAATGAAATAGATACGCTTTCAGATGTAATAAACAATAAAGATAAAGATAAAGATAAAGATAACAATACAGAAAATAATGATAATAACACAGGAGTAATAAAAATAGATAATGAGCATACATATATGATCTCAAAATATGGACCAGTTATTAAGTGCACAAAAAATGATAAAGTTTCTTTTAAAAAAGTGAAACAAGATATTGATATAAATAAATTAAAAAGAGGTGAATATAAATTAAGTGATATTATTATTGAATCGCAATTAACGGGTAGACCGTTAGGATTATATAAAGAGTATGAGGTAGTTTTAAAAAAAGGTAAATATGGATTATATATTGAATGGAAAGGGATTAAAGAATCTATTACTATAAAAAATAAATCCGATGATGATATTATATTAGAAGATATTGCTGATATTATTGATAAAATAATATTAAATAGTAATCATAATGATAATGCGAATGATAATGGTAATAGTAAATCTATTATAAGAAAAATCAATGAAGATTTATCTTTAAGAACTGGGAAATATGGAGATTATATATTTTATAAACGAAAAATGATGAAACAACCGAAATTCCTGAAATTAGCAGGATTTATTGGGAATTATAGGGATTGTGATATGTCTATTTTAAAAAAATGGATAAAAGAAACATATGGAGTATAATACATAAACAATAAAATTGAAATACATAAACAATAAAATTGAAATACATAAACAATTTTATTGTAATACATAAACAATAAAAATGAAATACATCGGTTATAGTATGCGCAAAAAACAATGGATTAAAATTCCTGATAATAAAATTCGTAATGATACATATGGTTTTTTGGGCGGAGGTGCAACATCCTATACTTATATAAATAGTTCAAATAATAAACTGGTAAAAATCATAATTGGATCACAATCTAAAACAGATGAAGAATTTATAAGAGAATGTGAAAAAGAAATAGATTTTCAAATGAGAGCAGCAAATGAAGATTTAGCGCCAACTATTTATTTTCATGGGTTTATAAAAAATGAAAATTCTATTTTTAGTGATGACAAAAAGGTTATAGTGCCGTATTATTATATTGTTATGGATTATTTATCGGAAAAAAAAGGTTGGAAATATGTATTTCCTGATGATATGCCTGAATATTCTTATAATTACATATATAATTTAATTAAAAAAACAGGATTAATAAATGTTAAAGATCCCGATACACATTTTTATTTCAATCATAAATTAAAAAAATTATATATGATTGATTATGGAAATTGTGAAGAATGCCATTTTAAGAACGAAAATGACATGAAAACCTCTATTCATCGTATGATAACCCGACTTCATATAAATTATAAACCTATTCCTATGATTGATTAGATGTTGTGTAAAAGAAAGGAATCTTACTCATTCATTTATTATTATTTTTATCTTATTTTTATCTTATTTTTTTAATTTTAATATATTTAATTTCTCTCTATGGTTCATTTGCGCTTCTTATAATTTTGTCTTGAATTTCGTTTAGTATGTCTTTTTTTCTTTCTAGAAATCTTACTCTTTTTAGTCCTTTTAGTTTTATTTAAATTGGATTTTTTCATTATTTTATTTTTTCGACCTCCATTTATATCACTTTTAGATTGAATCAAATTTTCTTTTAAAAATAAAGGAATATCAAATGGTGTTTCATCATTCTGTGTTAAAGCACTACTAAATATTCTTTTAAAATCATCTAATGTCATCTTCTTTTCAGTTTCAGATAATGTGTTTCCAACAATTTCCCTCCCTTCATCCCAATCGTAGTTTTTAAATGGTTCATACTCTTCGTTTCTATCAATATCCATTTTAGTATTATACAATGGTTCACTCATAGTTATATTTAAATCATTTGTTGGATTATTTATATTTTTAAGTCCTCCATCTAATACGCGATGATACCGAAGACGTTCATCATACTCATTACCGCCACCATAACTTTCAGGACCATAAGGACCATAATATAAAGGAAATAATGCATGTAATAAATTTGGAGGATTTCGTTCAATTTGTGAGATACTTGAAAATTCATAAAATGGTTGAAGTCTTGGTTGAATAATCTTCAATATAAATTCTTTACGTTTAGTATTAAATACTGTTATTGAGTCTCTTATACTTTCAATAATTAATGGATTTACATCGATAAGTTTGGCATCTTTTGATAACCCAAAGTACAACTGAAATAACCTTTCATTTAATAATAAATCAAATTTATAGTTAGGATATATTAATAAATCTTTTTTTGATTGATTCGGTAATTCAATTGTTCTACCAAAATCAATTAATTTAATTATCCCTAAATGCCGTGGTTCATATGTTGTAGTATAATGCTGTATATCAGGATTAACCATAATATTTCCAAAGTGTGAGTCGCCGTGAAAATATCCAAATAAATGTAATCGGTGTATTTCATATAATGCGAATTGCACGAATGTATTATATCTAGGATGCTTTAACAAATTACCTAATACATTATATCCTTCCATAAATTCCATAAAAATAAGTGATATATTTACTGGTTGATTATTAGCACTATTTTTGGCATTTAAAATGGTTTGAATAGTAACGAATTCAGTTAATTTAGGTTTTTGGTCTCGGGGAATAATGTTTTTCATTGAAAATATTTTTTTTATATCATATACTTCCGATACTGGATTCATTGTTTCAATAATAGCAGGACATGAAGCATCTAAAAAACTATGTGACGATATTATAGATTTTCTATAAATTTCCTTTTGAGTTTCTATTTCTCTCTTAATAGTAGTGAAACTGTTGATTTCTATTCCATTGTATCCAGGTCTATTATCAATTACCGCCCAATCTGTATTATACCCTTGACGCAATATAATTTCATTTGAAGGTATCACTTTTATTAAAATAGATGTAATATCCCTGGCAAAATTTAATGAATCAATACTTATAAATGGAGTATCAAATCCATCTTTTAATTTTGCAATTAATGTAATACAACTTATACTATTATTAGTAAGTATTCTAAACATGGAATTTTCTAAAAAATAAGTTAACGCGTCGGTTTTTGTTCTATCGTTCCACGAAGGTTTTAATTCAACCCCTCCTTTCATTTTTGATGTTTTTGGCATCCTTTTGTTTTTATTATATATATATATATATATAATAATTATAAACAGACAATTATAAACAATATTATTTATAATAAATAAGTTTGAGGAATACGCACATTATAACTACGACCAATTTCATTTTTCAATGAATTAAATTCTAATGTAAAATTAAATTTATTATTTTGAAAATCAACATATCTTCCATCATGAAAACGAAATGTAAATTTTAATTTAGATATTCTCTCTATAGGAGGTTCATAATGAGTTATGTTTTGTAATGAAATATTTCGTGAATTGAATAAAGTTTGATTATAGTCGGCATTAATCGGTATTTTAGCAAACGCAGAATTTACTTTTCCAGATATTCCGGTATGATTATACATATCTTTGCTTGTTTCAGTATACGGATATATTTCATCCATTGAATTATATTTTTCTACTTCCATATAAATACATTTTTCACCCATAATATCTTGTTTATAAGGTGTTTGTATATATTTTACAATATTTTTACTCGTAATCCATTCATTTACAAGTTTATTATTAGCAAGACTTAGTTCAGTTGATACATTTTGAGATTTATAATTATCTTTATCAAACCCTAAATAATATCCTAAACCCCAATCACTATAACGTTCATCTATACTATGATTTGAACTAATATTACTATTATTACAACTAATATCTGTATTTACATAATTATGACTTCCATCTTTAAAAAGTAATTCAAAATCTATATCAACATTAGTTCCAAAAAAATATTTTTGAGAAATATTATCATAATATACATGTATATTAGCGCCAGTATTTATAGTATTTAAACGATATTCAAGTTCATTTGCCAAGAGAATCGGGGGATATGTTCCTTCTCCAATTTTTATATTTTTAATTCCGGTTCCATCATATTGAAAAGATAATTGTGTATTTTTATAATTATCACTAAATGTATAAAAGTTTGATGGCATTCCTACTTCTACTAAACGCAATGACTGAACATTTAAAATCGATTCAGGTAAAGTTATTTCAAACTGATTCGAATTAATCCATTTTGTTATATCACGATCTTCTGAATGTACAGTTACTAATTTTCGGTCTAAAACATAATTATTTTCTCTCCCAATTAATGGTTTATTATTTCCCAAACTATACATGTTATAAATAAATAATATTAAAAAAAAATATTATTATCTTATATCAAAAATAATAATATAATATATTTTGTATAATATAAAATTTATAAAAAAATAATAATATAATATTATTATAATATTATATTATATTATGAATCAAAATATTACTTATGACCTTCAAATTATGGCGGGATTTGTATTAGTTGGAATACTTATTAAATTATTTATTTCTAATAAACCAACAATAGATGGTATTAATGGTCCTGCAACTTCTGCTATTTGGGGATATGGTGTAGTTGCATTAGCACTATTAGGTACAATGTTCATTACATTTTCTTTAGCAACATCCCTTTATGATTCTAAATCTAATGATAAAGGAATTTTCAACTTTATTAAATTATTAGTTATGAGTTCTTTACCTACAATTTCTACACTGTTCATAATTACCTGGATTATTGGATTAAATACTTCTTATTATAAGAAAATTAATGAGGGTAAAGTTGCGACGGAATATTATCAGTTTTCTACTATAACAACAGTGTTAATCATAATTCAAATTATAGTATTATTCCAGTCCATATTTCAAGGCAATGCACAAAATAAAATGGCATATACTACTTATGGTATAACATTAATTAATATGATTTTTATAGGAATCATGAATATAATTCTAACTTTTTTTTCTACTGATGGTTAACTTTATAAGTTTATAATTTTACAAATTTGTATGTCACTCCATATTCTATATTATTTTCCCATACACCAGAAATTTTTAATCCAAATGATTGCATAAGTTTTGTATCAATATTTACACGATTATTGTTTGTGTTATTATTATTAACACGAACATTTTTTTCATGAAAAATTTTTATATGTCCTGTTATTAACGATTCATATAACCGATATACGGGTTTTTTATTTAAATATAATAATTTACCAAGAATATTTTTTTCAATCTCATAAAGAGAAAGAATCGCATCAAAATTTATATTTACATTATAGATATACTTATTTTTATTATAAAAAATTTCACTATTTAATAATAAAAAATTAATTTCTATTACAATACAATTAAGCATTAAAACATTATTTGAATAAATAATTTTTATAAAATTACTATTATCAAAAATATTATTTTTTATGGGTTCTTGGAAATAAACATTATTTATATTAAAATCATTAGTAGGTATAATAATATTCATTCGTATATTAATAGTATTATTCTATTATATCTTAATATATTTAAACTATAATGAGTTATGAATAAAATTAATTTATCATATTTATTCTTCTATTGATTCTTCTAATGTTTCTTCTAATGATTCTAATGATTTGAGATAAATAGAAACTATAATAATATCATGTATATCAATATCATTAACACCTTTATCTACTAAAGATAACGCATATAATGCTTTCGATGTTAAAATTTTATTTTTATTTTTTAGTAATTCTAATGTTTCAATCCATATTTTTGAAATATTAGGATGACTTTTAATATTATTTTGAAATTTACTGATTAAAGTGTCTATATTATGAGCGTCTATATTATCAGCGTCTATATTATCAGCGTCTATATTATTCATTTTATACAAATATAAAATATAGGTTATAATATATTGTTATGTAATAAAATAAAGAGATTTATTTAACTTATTATATAATTAATAATCATACTTATACAATAAGTTAAATAAATAAATGAAATTCTATGAAACACATTTCGATAATTATATTAAAAATAATAATTCTTGTAGTCTACATCCAAAATTAAATAAATTATATAATTCATTTCCTAAAAATATTAATGATATGAAAAATATTATATTATATGGTCCGCCCGGTGTTGGTAAATATACACAAATGTTATCATTAATTAAACAGTATAGTCCTTCACACCTTAAATATGAAAAAAAAATAAGTGTCACACATAATAAAAATACTTATTTATATAAAATAAGTGATATTCATTATGAAATAGATATGTCTTTATTGGGGTGCCAATCAAAAATGTTATGGAATGAAATATATAATACCGTTGTGGATATTATTATGGTAAAACAACATAATTCCGGCATTATTGTTTGTAAATATTTTCATGAAATACATAGTGAATTATTAGATAATTTTTATAGTTATATGCAGACAATGCCATTGACTACAATAGATTTAAAATTTATTTTAATAACTGAACAATTAAGTTTTATACCAAACAATATATTAAAATCGTGTTTTGTTATAAATATTCAAAGACCTTCGCGATTAATATATAACAAATGTATTAATCACAATAATAATATTAGTAATAATAGT